AGGAAATCATCTCCTGGTGGCCTGGGGGGTACTTTAAGTACCCCTAAACTCTCATTTAACTTAGATACGTCTCCTTTGCTTTCTTCTATTGCTTTCGAAAGAGGCTCAAGTGCTTGCGACACTTGTTTTATAAGTGCATTTCTATATCCAAAGCTAGCGTATTGTAGTATATCTTGCTGAGTGGCCTGTACGGAGTATATTTGACCCCTCTGATCTAGAATTTCCATTATTCTTCTGACTTCCAAGATCTTTTTTGTGTCTTTCTTCTTCTTTCTTTCTAAACTTTCGCCTCTTTTTGATTTTTTGACAGAATTTGATGGCTGCTTATCAGGCTTGAGCATCTGCTTTATATCTGCTCTCGCGAGAAGATCTTCTGGAGAATCAATAGCACTAAACATCTTATCTCTGCCTGCGTTATTTATTCTTGCAGTATATTTTATGTCTATTGTTGCAGAGCCGTTCTGTTCTATATTTATGCTGTGGCTATAAACATTCATTCTTAGTGAAATGTTTGATTCCATAATCTCTTGCATCTCTTCTCTAGTAAAAATATCTCTATTTATCAAACTATATCCCAATGTTGCAGCTACTTCAATCGGCCTTGAAAGATCTCCGCTTGTTATTGTTGCTCCGCCAGGTAACTTTTTTACTGCTCCGTTTTTCGCTATAGAAATAGTAAAAAGATCTGCCAAACGAGCATACCCAGGCTCTGGCGGGTCTGCAAATAGGTTCTGTATATTATCAACATAAAGCTGCAAACTGGCGTCAAGATATCTTGGAGAAGTAAATGGATCCGTACCTTTATATTCTACTGAAAAGTTCTTGACCGCGGAGGCCCCTAGCCTACTCTCTCTATCCATAGATGCTGCATCTGTAGAGATTGCAGAAATCGGCAAATAAAATGGTATATATTTGTCTCCTACAACTTTGTAAAACCTTAATTCTGGTACGAGTGCCGTAATCTTGTAAGGCTCAAGATTAAAAAAGTTGTCTTTAATTATAGAATTACCTGATGCGTTTTTTGAGTTATAAATTCTAGACATCACACCTGAAGGTTCATATTTTCCTGAAATACGATAAACAGATGCGTTTTCTCTTTTGGGTGCGAGGCCTGCTCTCTTTAAGCCAGACCCTGGATTATTTAAGTCTTTATACAGTAAGAACGCTTGAGGGTGAAAATAATTTATTTTTGTGCTTTTTGACACTTTACTTCTCTCTTGTTGCTATTACAATTGCCCTATCTAGTGGTACCGGGACGTATATAACATCCCCAATGTTGCAGTGAGTATCAGTAGGCTTATTGTTGAACCAAGCAATAATCCACCAATATTCTGCGTCTCCATAAACTTCGTGAGCATATTTATACATTTTATCTCCAAGACTATATATCTTTTCGACATAAGTTAATTCTGTTTTAAGTTCCTCAGCTGTTGGTTCATTCAGCCTTAGAGTTTTAGTTTGGGTCACACTATCAACAGATTTTCTGGAGAATATATTTTCTCTTAATTTTGAATCTACTGTTATAAGATCTCTAACTTTATTAAGCATCTCACACTCTCCTTCCTATTTTATTCTAATTCTAAAACCTTTGATTTGTTAGCTTGCTCAATGCTTGGATTTGCTCCCTGCTTTTGATCTCTTGTTGTAATTGTTGCCGACGAATAAGGGAAATTTTCTGTCAAAAAAGTCCCAGTAGAAGAATCCCACCCCAAAGGGCTTTCATGCTGTGGTGCAAAAGTAAAACTAATAGCAAAATGCTTAGGAAACAAGGATCCATCTCTCTCAACAAAAAAGCCGACGTCTCTATTTGGAGTATAATTGAATCCACTAATACACCCTAACAAACTGCCATTTCCATCTGCTGATTGTATCATATTTACAAATTTAAGTCTAATCAAAGGTGGAGCTTTTATTGTTCTTCCCAAGGATTGCACTCCATTATTTAAAGGTGGAGTATATACTGGGTACAGCATTCTTGTTAAGGTAGTGTATTTTGCTAAGTTATCTTTTGCACTCTCCATATTTGGTGAAAGTACATCAAAGCCAACTTGCAAGCTTCTTGTGGTCGATTGATATGGCTTTATAGGATCGTTTCTACCAAAAATCTGCTCCTCTCCCCAACCAACAGAATACGAATCTGAATACTCTGTTAAAAATGCGGGAAACGCAACAGATGTACCGGTTGCAACATGCACAAATTTTATTACTTGATTTTTACTTTCTGCTATTTTTCCAAAATCTGTAAATGTCATACCTTTTAAGATCTCCGTTTATTTATTTTCGCATTCATGCATTTGAAGAGTCGGCGAGTCGAGCACTAGCTACCACTCTTCCTCTATCTTGGCCATCAACAACAAAACTGTCGAACACAAAATTAATGGTATCTGCTGTAACCTTAGCGAGCTTTGTAGCGACAGTATATACATCGCTAGGAAGCTCTGATGGCATCAACGTATCAATTGCTGACACAGTGGTTGTAGGCTTAGTTGTGGGCTTTTGTCCGGCGGCGGTGCCTGCGTTGAGTGCCTCGACGAAGCCTTTCCTTGCACCACCGACGCCCGATTCCGTCACGCCCACTAACGTATTGATCATGCCGCCGGCGAAGTTGAGAAAGCCCCTGATGGGACCAGAAAGGGGCGAGGTACCATCTGCTAGCGCTGCAGCCTCCACTCCCCCTTTTTTGCCTATGGATTCGAATCCTGCTCGAAGTCTTCTGGAGCTACGAGTGTATTCCACATCTCCAGACATTCTCCTCACCAAGCCAAGTTGTTCTAAAAATGTATATCCAGCAGAGTTTGCAAAGTTATCCATGCCTTCTCTAAATTTATCTACTGCCTTGAAGCCTTGCCTAAAGCTATTGTTCAAATCAATTAAAGTATTTTCTAATGGGCGACGGTAGGCCCTTATCCCTTTCGTTAGCTGACCCATCTCATCTGCAAGAGTTTGGGATTGGATTTTTATGGGATCTTTTTCCTCTATCTTTTTTAATTCATCTTTTAGTTCTGTTGGCTTTCCAGATAGAAACTTTCTTGTGTCGTCTATAGACATACCCAAAGTTTTAGACAATGCTCTGAGTTCGAACTTTTGTATATTGTTGATGTTTGTGCCAAATCTTTTTATGATCCCTTCACGAATCGTTTCTGCTCTTTCTTCTTCTGACTTATTAAGCAAGTCGATACTGTTAAACACCGACTGTCCTAGGATTTGATTTAAAGCTCCTGCTTTCTGTGCAGATCCAGCAAATTCATCCATAGTTCCGCCAAATGCAGTCGTTAAAGAATTAAAACTTACACCAGTGGTTCTAGACATTTTTTGTAATTTTACAAAAACATCCATTGTTTTATCTGCGCTATATGCAAACTCTTTTTGAAAACTATTGAAATCTTGAATCATCTTTGCTGGGGCAATCGCAAATTCTCTACTCGTAGCCATTAAGGCTGCCGTCATATCCTCTAGGGCACCTTTTGATTGGCCGAAACCCATTGTAGCAGATTCCACAATTTCTGCATAAGTATTCGTATCAACACCTGCCGCGGCAAGGCCTGTGGCCATTTGAGCAACAGAATCTTTCATCTCTTTACTTGCCAAAGCAAACTGTGAAAAGTTTTGGCGAAGGCCTCGTATTGCTCTGCCTTGTGCTTCTAGATTTCCAGTTAGACGAAAGCTTGTATCTGCAGCCACAGATATAGCTGAAGACATATCATAATATCTTTTATCAATCCCCGCCCTAAAAAATTCTTCTGATTGTAAGCGATTTTCTTTAATTTCGGCGGTCAAAGATGCCATAGCGCCTTGGATCTCACCCACCTGGCCGACGATTGCCTCTATAGCTTCTTCACCCGTCTTTTTGATATCCGGAAAAAGCCTCCTGAAATCGCCTCGTGCATCAAACCTGCTTCTGTCTCTTTTGGAGGAACCCTCATCTTTGGCATCTTTAGCTCCTCCCGCTTTGCGCAAAAGAGTATCGAATTCTCTTTTCTCGTCCGGACTAGCATTCTTGTATGCATCCAAGATCTGTCTTAATGTTGGGTTAGCCATAATTTAAAGTTTCTCGCTTGACCATAGGATCAGATTATAAATATATACTATAAATAGAATGTTTGCGAGTTTATTGCTGCTTGGATTTTTCTTCAAAGTGGCGAACTAAGCGCTCGACGAACCATTTACGCAGGCCGTTTGGTAAATTGTAGGCTTCAGCAAAGGACCAGTTACCATGCTGCATAAGTACAAATATTTCTTCATATGTGCCTTTTTCTAGGTAGTCTTTACTGAGACCAAAACCAGCCCAAAGAAAAGGGCACCTCCTTTTGTTCTTCGTGTCCGCAGCGTGGGCAAACAACTTCTTGGTTTGTTTTGACCTTTGGCAGATTAGTATTATGAATAAGTCTTATTCTTCTAGCGTCTGCAGCAGGCAGAACTTCAGCTAGTTTATTTAAAGGACTTCGATCGGTAACGCCCTGAGCTGAAACTAAGACTGCTCTTAAGAATTCTATAGTTTCATTAAATGGCAATCCAAGCTTTTCTTTTTGGATCCTTGAGGCTTCGAATTTACTTATCTCCTCCGGAGTGAGGAGCTTGATATTAACATTTAAGTTTGAAGTTGGAAGATCAAAAGAAAAGGTATTGCTTTCCTCTAGGTATTCCCAACCATCTCCACTACTAGGCCTGTAAGGGTTGTTTTCCGTTTCTTCAATCATGCCAGTGAGAGAAACATCTATTTCATACTGATTTCTGCATGAGCCACATTCAACGTTAAAGTTTATGTTGTCACCATACCCTGTCTTTCTTGCTGACATTAAGATCGCCATTTTATCGCAATCCATTAAATCTTGGGCTCGAATTCCAGGAGTTATCATTATTGAGTCGATGAGGCGATCAAAAACTATTCCTTGCTGAATAAAGCTATCGTTAATCATGATATCTTCTTCTGCAGCCGTAACAGCTTTTACCTCTACCTCCGTTATTCCTTTTAGTGGGCTATTTTCACTATAAATATACCCTGAACTTGGAAGCTTGACTATTTCTGTTGGAACAACAAAAGATAATCCAAATGGATTATCTTGATTTTTTGTTGGTTGTGGTATGGGCGCTTTTTGTTTTGGGGTTGGTTGTTGTGGTACCGATATTCGGCTCTTATTACGAGACATGTTTCCTCTTTATGTTAAGTTAAAAAATGTATCAGCCTGGTGGGTTGAAACCAGTCTTGTTGAAAGTCCAGAGACCTTCTACGCCCTGCTCCATCTTACCCTGTGGTAGTTGCTCAATTGTGGCGTAGTCATACTTTATACCAATCGTAATATTAAGAAGCTCGTCGGCGCTATAATCTAGAGTATCAAAATCAACAGTAGTTATTAAAGGGTTTTTTATAACCCATGTCTCTATTGGATTAACACCGTCAGCATCAAGTTGTGAAAGCTTTATTTCTGTACCCAATGCATCAACCATTCCCTGCTTTGAGATAGTAGCTGCTTGACCTTCATTATAATTACTTGGTATAACATATCCAGAATTTTCAAGAATCTTGTAGAGACTTTTAGTGGAGTCAGGCTGTACTGGATCCACAATGGTAATTGAAATTTCTGTCCAAGTAACGCGGCCTGGATAATTAAACTCATAGTTCAAAAACTGATGTGGTGTAGTCGCGACCGTGTAAGAAGGCTTCTTTACGCTCTTTACTACGAACTGTGGTACGCCAGTCCAGTACAAGAGCCATCTAAACTTTCTTTTTGGCTCAACGCCTTTTTCACTCCAAAATGCCATTTTTTAAGTCTCCTATTAGTATATATTACTTTTTATAAAAAATCAATGATTATTAATCATCAAAGCTAGCACCGGTTCTTGTAATAACGAAATCAACAGCAATGAACTCAATCGCTCGCGCTGGCTTCAAGAAAATCTTAGCATACATAACGTTTCTATCAACAAGATCTGGTGTGGTTGTAGTCCTGTCCAAAACAACCTTAAAGTCGGTTAAACCTAAACTTGTCTTAACGCCTTCCAAGAAAGGTACAACCTGGCCTGTAAAGCGATTCCAGGTTGCAGGAACATTCTGATCGAATAACAATCCGTTTGCAATTCTTGAAATTTGCTTTTTAACGAATATTAAAAGGCGACGTACATTGATTCTATCAAGAGCTGATGGAGTCATCTGCAAGGTCTTTTGACCGAAAACAACCAAACCTTCTGATACGAAAGAAGCAATTGGGTTAATGTTTGCCTCGTAGAGCGTATCTCTCTGCGAAGAAAGAAGCTGTTCAGATACCTGAAGAACAGGGAGGCCCGCGTTGCCCTCATTTAAGCCGCCGCGGTTGAAGCCTGCAGGAGCAAACCAAACTGCGTCTCTCTGTTCTGTGTATGCCATTACGCCTAGTGCAACAACTGAAGGTGGAACCCATACGTCTCTGGTGTTTATAACGTCACGAACCTTAACCCATGGATAATATGTTGCGCCATAGCTAGAGTTTAGCTGGCGAGCAACCAAATCACGCGCTGAAGCCTCTGGAGTTGTTCCATCAACTCTATCTCTAAATGAGGTGCATTTATCTTGAGCTGGTGGAATGTAAATGTTTGGTAAATCAATAATAGCCAAGGCATCCGCTCTAGCCTCACAGGTTTGAACCAACTTAGTGGTGAGAGATGTGTTTGTGATGCCAGGCATTACTGCCAAGTTTGTCTCCAAAGCTTCTGGATCTTTCATTAGCTCTATAGCTCTGTCAATAGAGGCGTAAGCGTAACTTGTTCTAGTTGTCTTACCTTCTACAGTTCTACTGCTCATATTGAAAGGGTCTGCTTCTGTAATATCTACGCCGTCGCAGCCGCCAACTAACGGCATTGAGAAAGAATTGACAACGCGCAGAAGCTCTATGGCGCCGCCACCAGTCGATAAGGATGTGTATGCGTCTCCAGCCACATGAGAGTCAGCCACAAAATCAATAGCCGTTGGGTTGTAGCTTGACAGGTCAGCTCCGGGTGCGGTTGCACCAGTAACAACAACCTCATCTAAACTGAAAACATAACTATGAACGGTAGCTGTGCCATCAGCAATACCAGACGTCTGCTTTGCAACAAGAGAACCAAACGAGGAGTACTTTCTCAAGTAATCTTTCATGCCGGTGTTGGTATCAACATAATTCACATAGTTTGTACCCTGCTCTTTATTGAAAGGAGTGCTGCCCATAATATATCTGCGCTGAAGATCTATACCTGTAGATCCACTAGTAACATGTGGGGCTACTGGCCACTGAACCCTTAATCCCGTTGAACCGGTAATCGCGGTGGAGCCAGTGACCCAATCTGAAGCATCATTGTGAAATGATGCTGTTGTAGCTGTCTCATCTGCTCTATCAACAGGCTTTACTGGTCCAAAAAATCCAAATGGAACTGATCTAGGATTATCTGGTGTTTGTCCTTCTGCCAATCTTCCTCCCAACTCAACACGAATATGTGATGAATTGTTTGGGTAGCTACCATAAACTTTATTTCTTTTTTGTGCAGGGTCCCATTCAAAATATTGGTCACCTATTCTTCTTGCAATAAAGTTGTCAGAGTTTGGATTTAGATTAAGATTCTCAAAGCTATCAACTGTATATATCCTATCTCCAAGCTTCTGCTTTACCACAACATCAAATCGGCCGAATGGTGATGGGTTGCCGGTTTCGGCAATCTTTATGTTTTCAATTTGAACATTCAAATCTAAGCCGCGTTCGCCTTCTTGGATAGCATGAAAGCGAAAAAGCTTTTCTAGATTTGCCGTGTCGAAACTTGCAGATTCACCCACATGCTGTGGGATGACCCAACCTGACACGGCGGCATCTAATTGGTGGTTCGAAGATTTAAAGTCTGCCATTTGAGGGTCTAAAGCCATCGTAAAAACAGTAAGTTTCTGATCGGTACTTAGAGACCTTTTTAGTTCTTCGTAAGTTTCTTCGTAAGTTTCTCCTAACCAGTAGTGCTGATTTAAAGTTCCCGAGACTATTGAGCTTATATCGGTATTTGTTGCAACTGGGTTAGTGTTTAATCTATCTCTAATATATTTTGTTCCTCTTCGGAAAGAAACTGACTTCTTAACAACATCTGAACCTTTCTTTAGAGCAATAGTGAAAGCATCGCTTGAGATATCTACTGCTTTTACTTCACTTGATCCTGAAATATTAGCATACGTCAGGCCTGTATCTTCTGATGAACTAGTGTTGTGGAACTGGCCTTCAACGCCTACTTCGAGGGCATCGTCGGCGCTATATACTACGCCAACAAGACTTGCTGTCAGCGCTGTGTGCGAACCCGATACACCAGGAGCTACAAAGATACCAAAAGCGGCATTTGCTTCCCAGCCTGCATGGCCTGTATCGTCGGCATCGTCACCCTGAACACCTAAAAGTCGCACAACCGTTACTGGTGAGTTTATGTTTGCTTTAAGGTAGGCTTGAGCAGCATATGGGGCATAAGCTGTTGCCAAAAGACCATTGCCATCGCGCCATGTGTCTTCACCTTCGTTGCCTGGAACTGGATCGCCAAAAATCTCGACAAATTCCTTGAAAGAACTAACCTTGACGGGCTTCATTGCAGGCCCCTGTCTTGTTCTGCCTATAACAACTGGACCTATGCCGCCTGGCTCTTTTGGTATTTGACTATTATCAATCTCACTCAAGAACACTCCTGGTGAGACAAACTTAAATTTCTTTGCAGACATACGAATAAATCTCCTTAAAATCAGGCATTACTGAAATGTAAAATATTACTTTAGTAAATAGTTTTAGGATTTTTCAAAAGAATAAAAGAAAAAAAGAAGGCCCCGGACTATTGTCCGGGACCATTTTGGAGAGATAAAGGTAGGAATTATTTTACAATAATTAATCGACGATGTACTTGACAACAACTTCGTCTGCAGTCTGCATTGCGTTAGCTGCAGAGAGTGTAATGGTCGTACCAGAGATGGTGTAATCGTTTGAAGCGCCCTCTGCTAGGAGAAGACCATTCATGAAAACAAATACGTCACCAGCTGGGGTGCCACCAGTCAAAGCCAAAGATGTAGTACCATCAGACTGACTAGCAAAAACTTGCTGTACCTGTGAAATGGAAAGAACACCATTGGTAAAGGTAACGCCCGAACCTGCAATGTCACTAGCTAGCTTAGCAGCCGTAACTGCATCGTCAGCCAAGTGAACAGTGTCGATAGAACCATCAACATACTGATCACTATCAACAGAGTTAGCACTCATGTGCTCAAGGTCAATAGCGCCAGCTGCGATGTGCTCACTATCTACAGCATCATCTTCAATCTTGGTGCCGTCAATAACATCAGCAGAGAGGTGTACTCTATCGATAGAGCCATCAACGTACTGATCACTATCAACAGAGTTAGCGCTCATGTGAGCCAAGTCGATTGCTCCGTCGGCGATGTGCTCGCTGTCGATAGCATCGTCAGCAACCTTTGCGCCAGTAACTGCGTCTGCAGCTAGCTTAGCAGTTGTCACGCCGAGATCCTTCAAGCGAAGAGTATCAGAGTTGATCTCAATACCACTGTCATCAACATTGACAGAAAGTGCTGAAATTGAATTAACACCGCCGGCGTAAGCAAGACCTGCACCAGCGATAGAACCGCTGATACCAACATAGTCACTAGCGATAACTGCTGCACCAGAAACCTGGACAGAGAGTACACCGCTAGAAGCAGCTAGACCATCACCAGCTTGGAAGGTGGAGATGTCATCAATGCTTTCGAGCTGGTGGGTGCTGCCGTCAGAATCAAGCATTAGGAACTTATCACCCGAAGCAACAGCTACATCACTATACTCGGAGATATCCATTGCTAAAACACCGCTAGAAGCAGCGAGGCCATTACCAGCAATTGCTGTTGCATAGTCAGCCCAGCTTTCTTTCTTGGTGCTGTTATCGGTTGCATCGACGAAAACAAAGCTGTCTGCAGCAACATCAACAACTGCAGCAGAAACCTCATTAAGATCAACAGCAAGGACACC